GGGCTCGTTCCTGTACACTGAGTTGCAAGGCATGTTCGTAGCTGAGACCACCACGCATGTACCAAGCCATTTTTAACGCCTCTTTTCTGATGTCGCTAATTTCTTTATCCATGTCGTCAACCATCTTGACAATTTGATCATGGGTCGAGATCAGGAGGCGGGCTCGAAAAAACTGGACATGTCCAAGGTCACAGTCTGCTGGTATTCGTTATTGCAACTAGGGCAGGTTAAACTGAGTGGTTGCATCTCAGATTTGGTCTTGTTGTCGACAATGTAATCTCGTATCTGATTAAATAAATTTCTGTCGCAGTTTTTCAACAGATCCTCGATGAATTCAGTTTCAGTTACCAGGGCAGTGGGTGTTTTGACTGCAGCAATACTTTGGCTCAAGGCCTTGACAGTCATTTCGGTTACTTCTTTTAGAGCACGGCTAAGTGCAGACATTTTGTCAGCATCGGGTACATCGGCGTCGGGTAGATTCTGCAATAACTTTTGATTTTGGTACTGCATGGTATTGTTGTCGCTCATGTTGCGATAGGTCATGGGGCGGAAAAAAATCTCCATATCGCCTGATGTAATTGGAACGGTATAATCGACCGGTTTCATGTGATCTAACACAGTTCTAAGATCGATGGACTGATCTGATACATTTTGACATTTTGGACATTGTGTGCTGAATCCCATGTCGTGCCCGTGACTAGCAATGCGTATGGCTACCAGGATAGTATCAACATCCATGGCCGGGATTGCCCAGCCATCTTTGATGTCAGGTACACAACTTTGTATCACACTCACGGTGGCCTGTCCGTTAAACAGGGCATCTGGAGTACGATAGGTGATCTCGTCTATGGCAGTCATGGGATATACTGGCAACTTGTTGGTTGCCGGCATGTTTAAAGTACCGGGCGGATAAAACTTGCCCGCGCTAGGTAAGTTGATGTAGATGGCTGGCTGTCTAAAGTACTGTCTTAATGGGTTATTTTCGTGCATTTTTCCCTCGCTAAATATACTTATGGCTGACAATATTGACCCAAAACAAATTGATGAACTCAACGAGAATCTCAGAGGATTAATCGAAACTCTAGGCGGAGTAGCACAAAGTACCGGTTCGGTCGGTGCTGCCAATAAAGAAGCCTCATTTAACACCAAATTGGCTACCAAGGGACTTGCTAGCTTGGGCACTAGCGTGGCCGATGTAACCAAGGCCATGTACGATGGTAAAAAAGGTGCCAGCGCATTTAACGGTGCAGTGCAAGGTGCTGCTGATGCATTATCATTATTGGTGTTGGCAATTCCGGGCTTAGGACTAGTGGCCAAAGTGGCGGCCCTGGCCATCGGTGCATTTGCCAAAGGCATTCAAGCCGCCAACAAACAAGGTGATGCACTTTACAAGTCCTATCAAGAACTCAGTAAATCGGGTGCCACAGCCTCTGACGGTATTACTGGCGTGTTTAACAACATGCAGAAGTTTGGTTACGGTATCGAAGAGCTGGACAAGATGGTACAGCTAGTGTCGGCAAACAGTGAAACATTGGCCAAGTTTAGTTTAACAGCAGCCGATGGCACTAATGCCTATGCCAGTGCTATGCAGAGTATTGTAAGAGACCCGGCTCTAAAAGATCTTGGTAAAACACCTGATCAAATTAACGCTGCTGGAGCTGCCTTTATACGGCAACAAGTGGCTATAGGTCGGTCGCAAAAAGATGTTGGCGACACCCTGGGCGCGTCTACTAAACAGTATGTCATGGACCTGGATAGACTACAACGACTTACCGGGACCAGTGCAGATCAGTTGCAAAAACAACAAGACGAGGCCATGTCAGAGGACGCCTATAATGACGTAATGGCCGATCTCGAAGCTAGAGCCAAATCTGGTGATGCAAATGCCACAGCACAAATTAAAAAGATTACAACAACCATGGCATCGCTAAGTCCAGAAATGCAAAAAGAATTCCAAAAAAGCATTGGCGGTGATATCAGCGCCCAACAAAAATTAATGATGCGTATGCCGTCGTTGATGAAAAATGTCATGGACGAAAGTGTCGGCATTGGTCAAACAATGAATGATGCCAAGCAGGACATTACCGGTTATGTTGATACTATGGGTAAGAGTTACCGCTTAAATTCGGAAGGTATGAGAGAATACGGCGGCACTTTGCGTAGTGCTCGAGAAGAAATAACACAGTTTGGCAACTGGGAAGAACGAGAAAAAGCTGCTGATAAAAATGCCACTGTAACCGACCAGGCTACAAAAAATCTGTCTAAAATAGATCTTGCCAACATGAACTCCAGAGATGCTCTGCAGAGTTTTGTGCAACTTGGGGTAGCTCCAGCAACCACAGCAATGGCCGCACTAGCTGGCGTAACTGAAAAGGCAACCAGTAAATTGCCAGGCGAAAAAACTGGTGCAGCCACTGGCAAAACTCTGACTCAACGAATCAACGAGACAATCAATGATGTAATCTACGGAAAAGGAGCGGTAACTGCCCCCGGCGCCGCCGGCCTAGGGGCAGTATCTGCAAAATTTGAAGGAGCAGGTGCTGGGACTGTCGGTTCGGGCAAGGGTGATTATGGCGGCGCCAGTTACGGTACCTACCAAATGTCGTCCAACATGGGGCAGGTGCAAAAGTTCCTTAAAGAAAATGAAAAGTACGGCAAAGAATTTGAAGGCCTGACCGCAGGAACCGAAGATTTCAACAAAAAATGGAAAGAGCTCGGCGGTGATAAAGGATTTGCCGAAGCACAGCAGGCATTTGCTAAAAAACAGTATTATGATGCACAAGTACAAACACTGGGCGATCTGGGCAAAAAGCTCACAGGAAAAGGTCGCGGAGTGCAAGAAGCCCTGTTTAGTACCGGTGTGCAGTACGGCGGTGGTAGCAAACTGATTGAAAAGGCCCTTAGTGGAAAAGATGTTGATAAAATGGGCGAAAAAGATATTATCAATGCCATCCAGGATTACAAAGCACAAAATGTGTCCACTAATTTTAGAAGCAGTAGTGCAGATGTGCAACGCGGCGTGGCCAATCGAATTGAACGAGAAAGAGCTGCTCTAATGGCCTCGTCGACAGCAGGACCACTCGATGGTTATGCTTCTCAGATGGCCAACGTAGATCCGTCAAAGACTTTACCAGAAAAACAAGAGACACAAACGGCCAACAATCTTGCAACAGCAGGCGATACTGCACATTTAGATGCATTGAATCAAGTGGTCGATCAGTTGGCTCAACTCAACAACAGTAATCAGCAGATTGCCAATAGTACTAAAAAATCTGTACAGCTACAGTCATAACGCTATAAATATACTACCATGGCAGACAACGACAACAACCGCAAAAGAGGTTGGCGCAAGTATTTTAAAGTAGCAAACACCGGCGGCCAACTGAGTCCAATTTCGGGACAAAATCAATTTGGCCTACCCAATTATGATCGCCAAAGAGGCGGTGATTTTACCGGCGGCACACCCAACGACTTTGCATTCCGCAACTATGCCAGTCGACTACCCGAAGTATATTCCGGACACCCCAACCGTATTGAACGTTACAATCAGTACGAAAACATGGATGCCGACAGTGAAGTTAATGCTTGCCTGGACATCATTGCCGAGTTTTCTACACAGATCAATGCAGACAACAAGACTCCGTTTGACATCAACTTTACCGATAAACCCACCGACCACGAAATAGACATTATCAAAAAACAACTGCAACAATGGACCAAGTTAAACAAGCTGGATCAGCGAGTATTCAAGTTATTTCGTAACGTGATCAAGTACGGTGATCAGGTGTTTTTGAGAGATCCCGAAACATTTGAAATGATGTGGGTCGACATGGTCAAAGTGGCTCGGGTAATTGTGAACGAGTCCGAAGGCAAGCGCCCAGAACAGTACATCATTCGCGATATCAACCCCAACTTCCAAAACATGAGTGTAGCGTCAAAAACCACACAGGACTACTATGTGAGTCGCGCCACAGGAAGTATAGGACAAAACAACTATACAGCACCCAACGGTGGTGGCTACGGTGGTGCCGGTGGCGGCACAGGCAATAGCAGATTTACTCAGGCCATGAACGAGTCGTGCATTGACGCTCGTCATATTGTGCATCTGACCCTAAACGAAGGACTGGATTACTTTTGGCCATTTGGGCAGAGTGTTTTAGAAAATATTTTCAAGGTCTACAAGCAAAAAGAATTGCTAGAAGATTCGGTACTAATCTATCGTGTACAGCGTGCTCCCGAGCGTAGATTGTTTAAAATTGATGTGGGTAACATGCCCAGTCACATGGCTATGGCCTTTGTGGAACGAGTCAAAAACGAAATGCATCAACGCAGAATCCCTACTACAACAGGTGGCGGCGCCAACATGATGGACGCCAGTTACAATCCATTAAGCGTTAATGAAGACTATTTTTTCCCACAAACTTCAGACGGTCGCGGTAGCAGTGTAGAAGTCCTACCCGGAGGCGAAAACTTAGGAGAAATTGACGATTTAAAATACTTTAACAACAAGATGGCTCGCGGCCTGCGTGTGCCAAGTAGCTACCTACCCACCGGTCCGGACGACTCAAACTTAGCCATGAACGACGGGCGAGTAGGCACAGCACTGATCCAAGAGTACCGGTTTAACCAGTACTGTATGCGCCTGCAACGCTTAATTATGCAGAAATTAGACGATGAATTCAAGATGTTCCTGCGTTGGAGGGGCTTCAACATTGATGCCGGCTTGTTTACTATTGCACTGTGCGAACCACAAAATTTTGCCAGCTATCGTCAGGCTGAAATGGATACCACCCGCATCACAGCATTTAGCACCCTGGAACCCTTGCCTTACATGAGCAAACGTTTTATGATGAAACGCTATCTAGGACTGACCGACGAAGAAATTATGGAAAACGAAGAATATTGGCGTGAAGAGCGCGAAGAACCCGAGTTAGAAACCACACAAGGTCAAGATCTTCGTGCAGTTGGCATTACACCGTCGGGCATAGAAAGCGACATTCAAACCGGCGAAGAACTAGGCCAAGCCAACATCATAGGCGACCAAGCCGGCACCCCCTCAATTCCCAGCGTGGCTGCACAAGGTGCCCCAACTGCACAAGGTGCTCCTAGCGCCGGTGCTCCGGGTGTTCCTGGCGTGCAAAGCTAAATATACAATCATGATCTTAAACGAAATTTATGAAAAAAGTCCTACAGCTTATCAGGACACCAGTCAGGATAATAGTCAGCCTACACTAGGCGACACCAGAAAAACCCGTCTAACTCTGCGACAAATCAACAAACTGCGCCAGATGAACGATGTACGCAGTGTAGAATACAAAGAAAAACTAAAACTAGTAAAACAACAATACGCACCCGCCCCGGCCGCCCCGGCTATGTAACACTGTTGTAACTGATTTGTAACAAAATCAGTCATATTATCCTTCTTTTTCCACCTCAAAAGTACCAATATTACTCGTTTGTAGTAAATATGTAACGAGCCATTACCTATAGGAGATATGATGACTAATAAATTTGAACAGTTGATCGAGTATGTGATCAACGACGAAGCAGACAAAGCCAAAGAGCTTTTCCACGATATCGTGGTAGAAAAATCTCGTGAAATCTACGAGAATCTCATGAACGAAGAAGCCGAAGAGTGCGAATCGTGCCACAAGGCTCCTTGCGAGTGTGACGACGAGGAAGAGGAATTAGACGAGTCCAAAGAAGAAGAGTTGGATGAATCTGAAGAAGAAGAACTCGACGAAAACATGGAATCCATCGGTGGCGACGCTAGCGACGACTTGATTGACGATGTCGAAGCCGACGAATCTGGCATGATGGAAAACAATGAAGAATTTGACGACGAAGCTGAAGAAGACGGTGAAGATCTCACCAAAGACATCGAGCACGACGGCAACGAAACCGAGCACGATATTGAAGATCGAGTGGTTGACTTGGAAGACAAGTTAGACGAACTCATGGCCGAATTTGAAAGCCTAATGGGCGGCAGCGAAGGTGGCGAGCACAGTGATTTAGGCGGCGAAGAAGGTGACGAATTGGGCGGCGACGCATTGGAAATGGACGACACCCAAGCATTTGCTGACGAAGATGAAATGGATGAAATGTCCATGATGGAAAACGTCAAGTTGGATGCAGCTCCAAAACCAGAACTCAGCGAACCTAGCTTTGTAAACAAAAAGGCCACATACGCTGTTGATTCAGGCAAGGCAGGCATGGCAGCCAGTCCAGTTAAAATGGTGGGCGATGTAGCACAAGGTCGTCCAGCACCAAAAACTGCAGATTTGCCACAAGCAGGCAAGTTTAAGAACGTACCAGGTAAAGACGGTTATGGCGCCAAAATGGAACCAGCACCAAAGCCAAAGTTTGATCAGCACAATCCAAACACACGTACACCTTTTCCGAAAGGCTGATAGACTAAATGGCTCGTTACCTTAAAGAACACTTGAGCTTCACTCAGGCAGGACTTGAAATCCTGTCTGAGGATTCTCACGAAGGTAAGACAATGAAGTTAAAAGGCATTTGTATCGAGGGCGGTGTTCGCAATGCTAACGAGCGTGTATATCCTGTAGACGAAATTGCCAAGGCGGTAGACACTATCAACGAACAGATCAAAACCGGTCATTCGGTGCTAGGCGAAGTAGATCACCCAGACGACTTAAAAATCAACTTGGATCGTGTAAGTCACATGATTGAAAAAATGTGGATGGATGGCCCTGCTGGCTATGGAACATTAAAGATATTACCAACACCCATGGGCGAATTGGTCAAGACCATGCTCACGTCAGGTGTTAAATTAGGTGTTAGTAGTCGTGGCAGCGGCAATGTCAACGACCATAACGGACATGTCAGTGACTTTGAAATTGTCACTGTAGATGTAGTCGCTCAGCCCAGTGCTCCCAATGCATATCCCACAGCAATTTATGAAGGTCTTTTAAATCACAAAGGCGGTCAACGATTGTTAGATATGTTTAAGGATCCAGCTAAAAGCGGCAAAGCACAGAGATTTGTAAAAGACGAAGTGATTCGCCTGATACACGGTCTCAAGATTGAAGGAAAATAATATGCTAGATGCTATTAAACCGTTACTAGATAGCGAACTTATTAACGAAGAAGCTCAACAGCAGATCTCAGAAGCATGGGAAGCTAAGTTGAACGAAGCTCGTGAACAAGTACGTGCAGAACTACGCGAAGAGTTTGCACAACGCTATGAGCATGACAAAACAGTGATGGTGGAAGCCTTAGATCGTATGGTAACAGAAGGTCTCGCGACAGAACTTGAACAAGTGCAAGCTGAAAAGCAAGCACTTGCTGAAGATCGCGTCCGTTTCCAAGGCAAGATGAAAGAAAGTGCTACAAAGTTCAACAACTTTATGGTTACTAAACTTGCTGAAGAAATTGGCGAATTGCGCAAAGACCGCAAGATGCATAACGAAGGTATCGAAAAGTTGGAAAACTTTGTGGTACATGCACTTGCACGTGAGATTCAAGAATTTGCAACAGACAAACAAGATGTGGTCAACACAAAAGTTCGTTTGGTGCGCGAAGCTCGCAAAACATTGGAAAGTCTCAAGAGCAGATTTATCAAAGAATCCGCACAAAAGATGTCCAGTGCTGTTAGCCGTCATCTCAAGGCTGAACTCAGTCAGTTACAAGAAGACATCAAAGTTGCTCGCGAGAACAATTTTGGTCGTCGTATTTTTGAAGCGTATGCAACAGAATTTGGCGCAACTCACCTCAATGAGAAGCAAGAAGTTCGTAAACTGCATGACACAATCGCTGCCAAAGATGCCAAACTGTCTGAAGCCATCAAATTCGCCCAGAAAGCACGAGTCCTGGTCGAAAACAAAGAACGCGAAATGCGTATCCTTAAAGAATCTAATCAGCGCGAATCTGCATTAGAGGAATTGCTGGCTCCTTTGAACAAGGAAAAAGCAGAAGTGATGCGTAATTTGCTCGAAAGCGTACAGACAACTCGACTGTCCAATGCTTTTGAAAAGTATCTACCAGCAGTTTTAGCTGACCGTTCCGTAAAAACCCAGAAGGTGATTACAGAGTCGTTATCTGAGGCAACTGGCGATAAATCTGCCCGCAGTCCAGATGCAGATCAAGTTGAACAAGAAAGCAACGTGATCGATCTAAAGCGTTTGGCAGGGCTGTAATTTAAGATATAATAAAAGGAGACTTAAATGTCACAAGAATTATTAGAAGGTCGTTGGAGCGAGACTAAAGACGCACTCTTAGAAGGATTATCCGGATCTAAGCGTACATCCATGTCCGTTATCCTTGAAAACACAAAGAAGTACTTGAAAGAGAACGCAAGTTCTGGTTCAACAGCATCTGGTAACATCGCTACATTAAACCGTGTGATTCTGCCAGTAATTCGACGTGTAATGCCAACTGTTATTGCTAACGAGTTGGTTGGTGTTCAGCCTATGACTGGCCCTGTTGGTCAAATCCATACTCTGCGTGTACGCTATGCACAGAGCTTGCAAGACAACAGTGCTGCTGCTACTAGCGTATCAGCTGGTCAAGAAGCTTTGAGCCCATTCACAATTGCAACTGCATATTCCACAGTTCCTCAACTTACAGGTACAGCTACTGGCTATACTGGTAACAATACAGCAACAATGGAAGGCACGGGCGGTAAGCAAATTTCCGTACAGATCTTGAAACAAGCTGTTGAAGCCAAGACACGCAAGTTACAAGCTCGTTGGACATTTGAGTCTGCACAAGACGCACAAGCCATGCACGGTATCGATGTAGAAGCTGAAATTATGGCTGCTCTTGCACAAGAGATCACAGCTGAGATTGATCAAGAGATCCTCTTGAGCTTGTCTACATTGGCTGCAACTGAGTACACATACAACCAAGCTACTGTGTCTGGTACAGCAACATTCGTTGGTGATGAGCATGCCGCTTTGGCAGTGTTGATCAACCGCGTTGCTAACTTGATCGCTCAGCGTACACGTCGTGGCGCTGGTAACTGGGCTGTTGTTTCTCCAGCATCCTTGACAGTATTGCAATCTGCAACAACTTCAGCTTTTGCTCGCACAACAGAAGGCACATTCGAAGCACCTACAAACACCAAGTTTGTTGGTACATTGAACGGCGCTATGCGTGTGTTTGTAAACAGCTACGCTCAAGATACAGCGTCTGTATTGGTTGGTTACAAAGGTACATCTGAAGCTGATGCTCCTGCGTTCTATTGCCCATACATTCCTTTGATGAGCAGTGGCGTTGTTTTGGATCCATCAACATTCGAACCAGTCGTATCATTCATGACTCGCTACGGATTCGTGGAGCTCACCAATACTGCATCAAGCTTCGGCAATGCTGCTGACTATGTGGGAGAGATAGCCGTCCAAAACTTATCATTCTCTTAATCCAGAACGATATTTTTGTACAAGATTTTTTGTACTTGTAGTAAAAAATCAAAAAAGCTCCGCAAGGGGCTTTTTTGTTGACTATTGCACCTAAATATGCTATTATTGAAGTAACAAACATAAATAAACATATGAACAAATACAAACAATGGTACGCAAATATCACAGAACGAGCCAAAAATCGTCATCTGGATTCCTATACAGAAAGTCATCACATAGTGCCACGTAGTTTAGGCGGCGGAGATGAAGCAGATAACCTAGTGAACCTCACTGCCAGAGAGCACTTTGTATGCCACTGGCTATTGGTTAAAATGACCACAGGAAAAGAACATCATCAGATGCTTAATGCTTTAAGAATGATGCGAGCAGAAAAGCAAGGACAACAGAGATACAATACAAAGATTACTGCACGAGTTTATGAAAGCATTAAACAAGAATACGCAGAATTACAAAGCAAACAATTTACCGGTACAGGAAACGGAATGTTTGGTAAGCACCATACACAAGAAACCAAAGATAAAATCCGTCAAAAAAACCTAGGTAAAAAACTAACACCAGAACAAATTGAAAAACTTAAAAAAGCAACAACTGGCAAGAAAAAACCGCCTATAACAGAAGAACACCGAGCCAAACTATCTGCGGCTAAACAAGGTGAAAATAATAATATGTGGGGTAAAACTCATTCAGCAGAAACGCTTGCCAAAATGTCAGCCAAGGCCACAGGTCGTAAGCAAAGTGAAGAAACTATTAGAAAAAAAATAGAAGCAACTACAGGCAAGAAACGTGAGAAAAAGTTGTGCCCGCACTGCGATCAACTGGTAGCTGTCAACGGCTACGCTCGCTGGCACGGTCTTCACTGCCGAAATTCCGCCGCCAGTACAACACACCAATAAGTAACTATACCAACTCCTGACCGTTCGGAGTATAACTTGTTCGGCTGGTGGGTCGGTGATTCCTTGCAACACATAAACAAAATAAAAAAGCCCGTCAACTGGGCTTTTTTATTAGATCTTAAAGAATCCTAAAAATTTATGTATGCGTTCAGTAACTGTGTCCCAGTCGCCCTGGGCCGGTTGACGGAATAATCTGGCAGTACTATACCACGGACTTGAATCACGATTCAACAACCAACGCCAGTCTAGTGCAAATTGACTCAGCATGACCCATACCGGGCGCCCCAAAGCACCTGCCAGGTGTGCCACAGCGGTGTCTACACTCAAGACCACATCCAAGTGATGTATCAAAGCCGCCGAATCGGCAAAACTACGAATAGCACCCGGGTATGCGGCAACACCGGTCGAGACCAAGGTTGCTTCTTCTTCAGCAGTGCAATCGCACTGTAGGTTGATCCATTCATAGTCAGGATTGCGCTTGATCAGGGCCAGCATGGTTTCAAACGGCATGCCCTTGTGTCGATTGATCCAGGTATCTCTACGACCCGACCAACAAAAGCCAACCCGTAAACGTCGTTTTGGTCCTAATCGATTGGCCCAATCTCGTATCAAAACATCATTGGCTCGCAGATAAAATTGTGTATGACTTAGATTTTCCAAAGTGTTGCCGATAATCCCCGGAATACTCATGATTGGAGTCCAGTAGTCAAATGCCTCAACTGCGTCGTTGGGTCCGTAAAATTTGTCTATCTGCGGAATTGAACGGAACAAAGGAATCAAACTTTCGTTTATTTTTACAACAACACGACCACCTCTACTGGTCAGATCGCCCACAAAGCGTATGAACTGTATGTTGTCTCCGTGCCCTTGTTCGCCCAAGACCAGGATAGTCTTGCCCTGTAGATCCTGACCAGTCCATCTGGGTTGCAGTAGATCGGGCAGTAGACCTGCCAGGTGTTCGTACTGCCAGCGGCTTTCATACTGGGGCCATCCTCTGGCATAGTCACCTGCCAACAAGTAGGCCACTGCTAGATTAAATTGAGCTGTAGTATTTACAGGATCCAACTGTATGGCTCGTTGCAAGAACGGTATAGCACCAGCAGGATCTCCGGCTTCTCTTAACACGTTGCCGTAGTTGCAAAATGCACCAGCATGACCTCGATCCTGTGTAAACGCCTGTGCATAAAATGCTAGTGCGCCCTCGGGGTTGTTGTCTTCACGGCATTGGTTGCCGTGTGCTATCAAAATTTCTGTTTCCATGCATATATTTACTGGGATCGTTGCCTGCTCAAAATATTTGTTGGCATAAATAATAGTTCAACGCAATCATGCGTTTTATGCTGACGGCTAAACCCAACAGCGTAGCGGTTAGAACCCGCATGGGACTTCTTTAAGGAGAAAACAAAATGGGTCGTCCACTTAAAATTAAAAAATCAACTACCAAGGATATTGGTTTCAATGACTTTGGCAATGTAGAAGTACCGGTAATTCCAGTTGGAATGACATCCAGCGAGTTTTTAGGTGTAGTTGGTGGTGCCAATACCAACATTGCTACCAGTGCATATCCGGTAGTTAAAATCACTGCCAACGTCAACGGTCAACAAGGTGCTGCTTACATCATTACACAAAAAGGTCAAATCAAGTACTTGGTATCTGGTGAAGACTCAGTTAATGCTGGCTCGTTTACACCGGGCTTTAGTTACCAGATTCTCAGTTTAGGCAACACAAACTGGACAGCAATTGGTGCCGGCGTTAACCCACAAGTGGGTCAAGTGTTTACCGCCACTGGCGTGGGCGCTGGCTCGGGTACCGCTAGCGATTGCGGTCAATGCGTATTGGTAGCCAATGCCACTATCAACAGTGGTCAAATGAACATGGTATTCAATGCCAACGGTGGTAGTGTTTATGCCAGTCGCCTGACCAACAAGTACATTTGGGACAGTTCCAACACTCGTTATGCAGTTAACTTCTTTGTAGCAGGCACCGATACTCCGCTTGCTTTGTCCAACGTGGCAATTACCGGAAATGCTGGCACATTCAGTTGCTCCAATACCAACATTGGTCTGGGCGAATTGATCACAGTTGGCGGCACATTGTCCAATGTGGCCACTGGTACAATTAGTGGATACAGCAATCCAACCACTTATTATGTTACAGCCACCAATGGTGTAAACACCTTTACATTAAGTACTGCAGAAGGCGGTGCCAATATTGTAACTGGCACAGGTAACACAACAGGTTTAACATTCAACACAGTAAGTTCTACAACTTTCAAGTCAGGTGCAGATCCTGTAACATGGACCAATGGCACAGGCAATCTTACCTTGGCTCAAGTTCAAAATTACACAAGCTAATAGCATATTTGCTTTAATTAAAATCCCCCAATTACGGGGGATTTTTTATGATCTCAGCCGAAGCTACCCTGCATAAATAATCAAAAGGATTCTCCCATGAGCAATTTGCCACAAAAAGTCTATAATGTCAGCGGTGACTATGTTATAACCTGTGCCAACGGTGCAGGCGATTTTACAGTCAATGCAGCCAACATTATATTCAATGGCAATGTCACACAGATTGCCAACAGCACCACGGTCAGCGACTTTATCACAGTAGGTGCCAATAATACCGGCGTCATTACCGACATGGGCCTGTTAGCGCAACGAAATGCCAATGCATTTGCCGGACTTAGATACGATACTACAGCTAATACCTGGCAAATCAGCTCCAGCGTGACCAGCACCGGTGCTCCCATTGCACCTTACCTGTCTCTTTACGCTGGAAATCTAAAAGCCGGCGGTGCTAATACACAAGTACAGTTTAACTATCAAGGTGAATTTGGAGCAACAGCCAACCTGGCCTTTGACTATGCCAACAACGTGTTGACTCTGCAAGGCACTCAAGTCTTGGGCAACATTGGCGCCGCACCGGCTACACCAAGCAATGCTGTAGCCATTTATAATAACACCCCGGGCGGTGGCGGAACTGGCGTATATGTCTTGTCCAGTTCTGTAAACGATGAATTAGTAAGCAAGAGCAAGGCCATTGTCTATGCAATTATATTTTAAGGAATACCCATGTCAATACAAACAGTAAGTTTAACCACTTCGTTAGCCAGCGTGTATGTGAGCACCGGCAACACCGCCATCACCTCTATGACCTTGTGCAATTGGTCGCCTAACACAGTATTAGCTAATCTTTTTGTGGTTCCGGCTGGAAACACAGCGGACACCACTAATCAAATGTGGTACAGTCTGGCCCTACCATCGGGCGACACTTATCAACTGTATGTGGCAGCTGAAAAATTAATTTTGTCCAGCGGTGATTCTATTCAGGCCAACTGTTCAAACACCGGCGTTTCAGTAATTACATCTTACACTTCTCTATAATGGGCTACTACTTAAAGAATCGTCAACTACAGACAGGCGGCCCCGGTGTGGTGGCCGGCAATGTCTTGACTGGAAATGTAGCCATTTCCAATTCAGGAAATATTGTGGCCATTGGCAATATCACCGCTGCATATTTTATCGGTAACGGTAGCTATTTAACTGGAGTTATTGCCGATGTTAGCAACATACACAACGGCAACAGTAATATTACCATAGCTGCCACAGGCGGAAACGCAGTAGTGGCTGTTGGCGGCACTGCCAACGTGGCAGTATTTGCTAACACAGGCGAGTATGTAAATGGGGTAGTTGTTGCTTCGGGTAATGTTCGCGGTGGTAATTTTAACACCACTGGACAAATCAGCGCCACCGGCAATATTACAGCCAATTCTGCCAGTTTCTTTATAGGTAATGGCAGTCAATTGACTGGTGTGGTCGCATCCGCATCTGGATTTCCGGTCGTAGCCGGCACATCAAACATTGCAGCTACTCCTAGTGGCAACATTGGTATCAGCGTTGCCGCAGTTAGTAATGTGTTGGTAATTGCCAACACTGGTATCTATACCACTGGCGCAACCACGATCACTGGCAACGTCACAGCCGGCAATATCAACACTGTTGGCCAGGCCACTGTGGGCAACTTGTCATTGAGTGGCAACACAATTGGAACCAACAACAGTACCGTGGCCGCTTTTACAGGCGATTTGGGTGTAGGAATTCCTTATGGAAACACAGCACAGCGACCCATAACTCCACCTACAGGCACTTCAAGATTAAACACCGATCTAGATCAGATGGAAATGTGGGACGGAACTCAGTGGTTAGTTATTGGACCTACAGTGATCAACAACACTGTAACAGATCAACAGTTTACCGGCGACGGTGCAACTAGTAGTTTTACTTTGAGCGAACCAGCCAGTGCATCGAGTCTCCTGGTCAGCCTAAACGGTGTGGGACAATTGCCCGGAACAGCCTACACAGTTTCCAATACTGATTTGATTTTTACACAAGCCCCTGCACTGAGCGACGTGATTGACGTGCGATTCTTGGCAGCTGCGTTGGGTCACGATTTGATTTATGACGCCTACGGCAATGCCATTGTGCGGGTATATGATACACCTGAGATTGCTTTGAGTATAAACAGTGCCAATGCGTTGGTAGTCAACTCGGCATTGGTAGTGGATGTCAGCGGCAGTACCAGCCTACAATTACCAGTATACACAGTGGCTCAAGCGGTCACTATTACTGCACCGGCAACAGGCCAGACCATTTATGTCAGCAACGGCGATGCAGGCAATCCATGCTTGGCTGTGTACAGTGCCGGTGCATGGAAACGAATTGCATTTGGCGCCAATATCAGCACTACATAACCAGATTTTTTCAAAGCCGGCTAAATAAGTATTCAAACAGATCTTGATTCCAAGATCTACAACTTCTAAAGCAGACTCCAAAATCCTTGCGTTAACAGTACAGCAGGGTGGTTTTCCTACGAGTTTGGTAAATAAAACGAGAAAAGAATTTTTATAATTTGTCATTAACATTGACAAATTGAGTAATAAAAACGCCAACTTGGAGATAAAAATGGCCGGATCATTAACAAGAATTAATAATAACCAGATCAGCACCGCACAGAGCGGCAACGCATATTTAGGTATCAACGCAGCAACCAAAGTGCAAAGCTACACTATTACAGGTGGTTTGTTAGCAAACAGCTTGACATATGGTTCGGACCTGACAATTTCAGGTAACTTGACAGTTAGTGGCACTACCACTGCTGTTAATACTGTCAACACATTGATTGTAGATCCGTTGATTGTATTGGCCGACGGTCAAACTTCTGGTACTCCTACAGTTGACATTGGTTTTGTTGGCCTTCGTGGAAGCCAAAACTCCGCTGTCATGGCCTGGAAAGAAAGTGCTTCACAATTCGTAGCCGCACTGAGTAACACTGATGCAGGCGGTACTAGTTATAGCAACACCACATTCAATATCAACAGCTATGCTGACTTCAAGGCCAACTCGATTACAGCCAATGCCAACTTGAACGTGTCTGGTACAACCAGCTTGGTTGGCAACATCATCAGCGGTGCCAATGTAACTGGCAATATCTCCGGTGGTAACATCTTGACCGCAGGTCAAATCAGTGCCACAGGCAATATCACAGCAAGTTCCACAGCATTCTTCATTGGTAACGGTAGTCAGCTCACAGGCGTTGCTGCTTCCAGCGCAGGCTTCCCAATCAGTGCAGGTAACAGCAACATCAACGCTGTTTCCGGCGGCAACATTTCAGTCAGCGTGGCTGGGGTAGCCAACACATTTGTATTTGCCAACGTAGGTTCATATAACACTGGATTTTCAAGTGTCACAGGCAACGTAACCGGCGGCAACATCCTTACAGCTGGTATTGTTAGCTCAACAGGCAATGGCATACATGGTAACATCCTAACAGCTGGCTTGGTTAGTGCTACAGGTGCTGTTTATGGCGTAAGTTTTGTTGGCAACGTAGTTGCTACTACAGTCAGTGCTACTGCCAACGTAACAGGTGGCAACTTAACAACAGCAGGTCAAGTAAGTGCTACTGCCAACGTAACTGGCGGTAACGTACTCACAGCTGGTTTGATCAGTGCCACTGGCACAATCACAAGTACTGCCAACATCACAGGTGGCAACATTACCACAGCAGGTCAAGTAAGTGCTACTGCCAACGTAACAGGTGGCAACTTGTTGACAGCTGGTTTGATCAGTTCCACTGGCACAATCACCAGTGCTGCCAACGTAACAGGTGGCAATATCCTAACAGCTGGGTTGATCAGTTCCACAGGCACAATCACAAGTACAGCCAACGTAACAGGTGGCAACTTGTTGACAGGTGGGTTAATTTCAGCTGCAGCTACCGTCACTGGCGGCAATTTGGCTACAAGTGGTACAGCAAGTGCTACAGGTAACGTAACAGGTGGCAACGTTAATACTGCAGGTCAAGTAAGTGCTACTGCCAACATCACAGGTGGCAACATCTTAACAGCTGGATTGATCAGCTCAACCGGTAACGTAACAGGTGGCAACGTTAATACTGCAGGTCAAGTAAGTGCTACTGCCAACATCACAGGTGGCAACATCACAACAGCAGGTCAAGTAAGCGCCACAGCCAACGTAACAGGTGGCAACTTGTTGACAGCTGGTTTGATCAGTTCCACTGGTACAATCACAGCCACAGCTAACATTGCTGGTGGCAACATTTTAACTGCGGGCGCTGTTAGTGCAACTGGCACAATTACTGGTGGTAATTTAACAATTGCCAACAATGCCACAATCCTTGGCAATTTGAGCGTGGCTGGTAACGTTACATTTACCAACTCAAACGTAATCACAACTAACGATCTTTATGTTGAACTGGCTAATAATCAAAGTACCTATGCTGGTATCAACGGTGCCGGTTTGAATGTGGGTCCTTCTGGAACTCCGTTGACCTACTGGACTTACGGCAACGTGGCCAATGCTTGGTCAACCAACGTGGCCATTACTGCATCACAAACTGTTACCGGTGGCAATTTAGCTACAGCTGGTACAATTAGTGGTACAGGCAACGTAACAGGTGGCAATATCTTAACAGCAGGTCAAGTAAGTGCTGCTGCCAACATCACAGGTGGCAACTTAACAACAGCAGGTCAAGTAAGTGCTACTGCCAACGTAACAGGTGGCAATATCTTAACAGCTGGTCAAATCAGTGCTACAGGCAACATCACAGCAAACGCAAGCAGTTACTTTATTGGTAACGGTAGCTTGTTGACAGGCGTTTCTGCTAGTAGCGCTGGATTCCCAATTAGTGCAGGTAACTCAAATATTAATGCGTCAACTAACGGTAATATTGCTATTACAGTTGGTGGCACAGCCAACGTGGCAGTGTTTGCTACAACAGGTGAATATGTAACAGGCCAAGTAAGTGCTAGTGGTAACGTAACTGGTGGCAATATTCTTACAGCCGGTTTGATCAGTGCCACGGGCACTATTACAAGTGCTGCCAATATCACCGGCGGTAATTTGTTAACAGCCGGATTGATCAGCTCAACTGCCAACGTAACAGGTGGCAATATCACAACAGCTGGTCAAGTAAGTGTCACAGGCAACGTAACCGGCGGCAATATCTTAACAGCTGGTTTGATCAGTTCCACTGGCACAATCACCAGTGCTGCCAACGTAACAGGTGGCAATATCTTAACAGCTGGTCAAGTAAGTGCTACAGGTAACATTTATGGCGGTAACTTAATTGTAACGTCTATTGAAAGTGTCACAGGAAACATCACCGGTGGCAATATCTTAACAGCTGGTTTGATCAGTGCCACAGGCACCATTACAAGTGCGGCAAACATTACAGGTGGCAATATCACAACAGCTGGTCAAGTAAGTGCTACTGCCAACGTAACAGGTGGCAATATCCTAACAGCTGGTTTGATCAGTTCCACTGGCACAATCACAAGTGCGGCAAACATTACAGGTGGCAATATCACAACAGCTGGTCAAGTAAGTGCTACTGCCAACGTAACAGGTGGCAATATCCTAACAGCTGGTCAAGTAAGTGCTACTGCCAACGTAACAGGTGGCAATATCCTAACAGCTGGTTTGATCAGTGCCACAGGCAACATTACAGGTGGCAATGTTCAAGGCGGCAACATTATATTGACCGGCAACAGTATCAATGAAGTGGCCGCAAACGGTACAATCACTGTAAACGGTGCATTGGCCAACACAAACTTTGCTGTAAGTGGATTGAGTGGAAATGTGTTCTTTGTTAACGCAAGTACAAACACAGCCAGCTTTGGTAACAGTACTCAAACGACCAATGCAATTGTGGCATTTAATGCAACCAACTCAATCTTGATGCCAGTTGGTAACACAGCACAGCGTCCGGGTACAGGTGTAACAGGTATGTTACGTTTCAATACTACACTCAACAGTTTTGAAACCTATTACGGCGGCAGTTGGTCCAACGTAGGTGCTCCAAGCTTCACCGTTATTGCTAGCGACTCCTTTACCGGTACAGGCTCTCAAACAGTGTTTACTTTGAGCTCTAGCCAAACAACCAACAGTTGTATGGTCAGCATCAACGGTATTACACAGTTGCCAACTACAGCTTACGCTGTAAGTGGTACAACACTCACATTTACTGAAGCTCCACAAGTTGGCGATCAGATTGAAGTTCGTGAGTTCACCACAACAACCAGTGTAACCAGTTTGGCAAACGGTAGTACCAGCATTACACTTGATGGCACCAATATCAACGTTACTGGTAACTTTAACCCAACAGGCAACGGTACAGCCAACATCGGCAACGCTACAAACACCTTCAACACAGTGTTTGCTAAGGCTACAACAGCACAGTACGCTGACTTGGCAGAGAAATATGTAGGTGATGCAGCTTACGAACCTGGTACAGTTGTTGACTTTGGTGGCGACTTTGAAGTTACTGTCAGCAGTTCAGATATGAGCACACAAGTTGCTGGTGTTGTTTCCACAAATCCTGGATTTATCATGAACGAAGGATTAGAAAGTGTCAACGCAGTGGCCGTAGCGTTTACAGGTCGTGTACCATGTAAGGTTACAGGTTATGTACACAAGGGTGACTTGATGGTATCAAACGGTGACGGTACAGCTCGTAGCGAATCCGATCCTGTAGTGGGTTCTGTAATTGGTAAAGCTCTTGCAGACTTTGAAGGCGAAACAGGCGTTATTGAAGTGGTAGTAGGTCGCTTCTAAACAGTAGAAATACTGGTTAAAATAGGACTCCTTGGGAGTCCTATTTTTTTGACTAAATACTAGCAAGATATTAATGGATAACACATGGGATTAACAAGACCTCGCGCTTCGCAAATATATAATCTGGATTACAAGCAAGCCACTCGTGTTGTAACAACTACCAACATCACACTGGTGGGCGGCGCTCCTAGTGTAGTAGACGGTGTCACGCTGAGTTTAAATGATCGAGTTCTGGTCACAGGACAAAACACCGGTAGTCAAAACGGAATTTATTTTGTCAGTACAGTGGGGTCAGGATCAACGGGTACCTGGACCTTAGCTTATGATGACAACACCACCGGCGAAGTTGATGCCGGCATGATTGTTATGGTCACTGAAGGCTCAGTCTATGCCGACACACAATGGAAGCTGATTACTGATAATCCCATTGTGATTGGCACAACTGCCCTAACATTTACTCAAAATTATCTGGCCAATGCCATCATAGCCGGCACCAGTAATGTGTCAGTACAATCCAACGCCAATGTGACCATAAGTTCAGCCGGCACAGCCAATGTGCTAACCGTCAGTTCAACTGGAACGGTCGTAAAAGGCACAGAGTCAGTCACCGGTAACATCACAGCCGGCAATGTGCTCACAGGTGGATTACTTTCAGTGACCGGTAATATCTATACCGGTAACATCCTGACCAACGGCTATTTTTATGCCAACGGTACGGCATTCGGTGGTGGTGGCGGCGGAACTCCGGGTGGTGCCAATACTCAAATACAATACAACAATGCTGGAGCATTTGGTGGATCGGCAGCATTTACCTTCAACAATACCACTAATACTATTGCTACAACCGGAATATTTAGTGCCACGGGCAACATCACTGGCGGTAATATATTAACCGGTGGTATCATAAGTGCCAGCGGTAATATTGCTACCACCGGCAATATCACAGCTGGTGGCTATATCACCAACTCCACTTACATAAGTACCAATACATTAAGTGCTGTGGGCGCAGTAATTACAGGTAATATCACAGGTGGCAATATTCTTACAGCCGGTATTGTAAGTTCAACTGGCAATGCTACTCATGGCAACTTAATCACAGCTGGTACTTTGACCGTCAACTCAGGCAATGCTGTAACAGCCATAGTCAATGGTGGCGGTAATGGCGTAGGTAATATTGGCAGCTCAACAGCCACATTCAACACAATATTTGCCAAAGCTACCACAGCACAATACGCCGATTTGGCAGAAATGTACTGCGCCGATGACTTTTATCCTCCTGGCACAGTGGTTGAATTTGGCGGCACCAGTGAAATCACCATTACCACCACAAGTCACAGCACCGCCGTGGCCGGCATTATTAGTACTAATCCCAGCTACTTGATGAACAGCACCATTGCCTGCGAAATCAATGCCGTAGAGGTTGCCTTGGTTGGTCGAGTTCCGTGTCAAGTGGTTGGCACCATCCGTAAAGGTGACCGCCTGGTATCTAGTAAAATTCCTGGAACAGCACAGGCTATGAATCCAGCTCTGTACGAACCTGGTTGCATTGTGGGCAAGGCCTTGGAAGATTATAATTCAGCCGAGCCCGGCATTATAGAAGTAGCGGTAGGGAGAATCTAATGGACACTAGATATCGATCCGACTACGCTGGAGAATTTGTTGTATTGGAAAGTCGTCGCGTCAACGGTTGTAAAGAAGAAAAACGCGAATGGATTGCCAATCCAATTGAAAATCAACATATTTCGGGACGTGCTGCCTGCATTGGCAGCAGTATTGATCGTGATGAACAGTTTAGCTATGTGCGATTACAACGTCATCGCGGTGGCCTGTTAGGATCAAAAAAATTACAGACCTATGGTGTAGGCGAGATAACCCAAGAGATGCGCTTGGATTTTGCTGTAGAAACCAATCCAGCAATGCTAGAGCAAATTGTTGCTTCTGGCTACCAAGAAAACAACGTAATCTATACCACTGCTCGTAATTGCATTGTACATCCAGGAGAATTCTATCTAATTCCACAAAATCCAAATCTGGTTGATATAGCTACATGCCTGTACTTGGCTGCGTTTGACGGGCATCAAGAAGTGTTTATGTTGGGCTACACCGATGAAACTCCAGTACAAAGCATAAATTGGAAAAATCATGTGCAGGCTGTACTTGAAGCTTATCCTGGCACTGTGTTTTATTTTGTAGGACAAGAACAAAACGTACCAGATGCCTGGCTAGAAACAAACAACTCCAGATGCATCAATTACAAAGAATTCATTAGCTATTGTGATGTTTGAACCAGCTGTTCTATAGTTGAAATTTTATCTCGCACCGCATCAAAATTTACAGTTGACCATAGCCCCGGATGCATGGGTTTGGGCCAAGTGCCCGATGCAATCCATGCATAGCCCAGGTGCTCGTTGTTTAATTCAGGTACAAATTCTTTGGCTACACTACAAAAAAACGTGTGATAGGCAAAGCCGGCATCAGCTGTGGTAAATTTTTCCAGAGGCACCAGGCGTAAGTAATCGGGCATTGACCCTAACTCTTCCTGACATTCACGGATCATGGTATCAATTAAGGTTTCCCCTGGGTCGCTTTTGCCACCGGGCAAGCCCCAGGTATTGGGATGCTTGGGATCGTTGCGCATGAGATATAGATACCTCTGAGTATCCACACTGTAAAACCAAACGCCCACGGCTGTTATAGTACCAGGTTCCATTGGCCTCCTGGATAAAGACCTTGATAACTTTTGACCCACATGCTGCCAGTCCAGCGGTACTGTATTTCTGTGGTGATGTTGGTCACGTACTGTAGATTATCAGGACTTGATGTACTGTCAAAGGCTACGTTCCATCGCACACCATCATATTCAATAATGTCATTGGCATGTGCTACTAGAGGTTGTCCACCGGTCCCAGTCCAAGCCACTGGATTATCGCCAGCTGGATTGTCCCATGAACCGGTATCTTCGGTCAGCAAATAGCGTTGTCCAGCAGCAGATGCAATTAGACCAGCACCAGGGCCACTAACTAACGGATCAATTACTGCATCCACTGGTGTCAAGGTGTTGCCGGGAACAGTTCCAGTATTGACTGTAAACAACAAAAATCTATCATCAGTTGGGTCGTATGCCACGGTACCCATCACATCGGTACCATCGGGTTGTTGCAAGGTCACGTAACTGATACCGGGCCTTAGCGTTCCGTACATATTGACAATATCGTGCCATAGCAAATTGGTCGGTGGGCTGTCGGCTGGTGTCAGGCTAGAATTAGGTTCGTCTATTATGTTGTCTGAACGCAAGGCCTGTAACTTGTTATCAATTAACAGGACCTGGTAACCAAACGGAGTAAACAGTTGCCGTGTGCCCAACAAGAGATCGCTTTCTAACAAGGCATTGTTAAGGTCGCCACTGGCATCATAGACTGACGCAATGATACGCTCAACTACACCCAGTTTCTTGACCTTGGCCGGACTGGTGAGCCAAACAGGTAGTTTGAATGTCAGGGTAGCAATGTCGATGGGGTTTTCGGTGCCCACCGGAATAGTACGGCTACTCCAGTTGCTGTTGTCCAGGTACAAGACAGAAAGACTGGTCCAGTCTAAAAAATTGTCAGTGCTCTGTATTTCCAAGCTGGGGTTAAACAAGACTAGGATCTGTTCCAACAACTGCATTTTTTGATTAGTATTACTAGTCCAAATATCCAATTTTATTGTGAGTTCGTATGGTACTGGCATCAAGCGATCGATACTGAATGCATTGCCCTGTGTGGTTTCATACGTGCCAGTATTACTGTCATAGGTACGCTGACGCACCTGTATAGTGTTTATAAAATTGGGTTCTTGGATTCGTGGACGATCATATTTTAAATCAGTGATGTAAAACGTCATCAAGGGTGTGGCTGGCATATTGCTAGCCGAATTATTTTGTAGTATGGTCTGGGCCTGTCGGCTAGCATCACCATACCTGACTGGTACTCTTACTAAGGTATCTGCGGTAGATCCGGGTCCTTGACCGGCTTCGTTGGTGCCAAACTCTACACTAAAGTTGGAAAATATTCTAGCAAACTGTAACAGGAAGCGACGAAGCTGTTCGTCATAAAAGAATTGTGACATTATCGTCCAGGAGGCCTTGGATTAGCAGGTGTGATGTTACCACCTTGGTTACCGTTGTCGGCATTGGGTTGTAGGATTTGACTAAGGCTCTGGCGACTTGGTATGTTGCCTTGATCTGTGGTGGACACGGTATAGGGATTGTTGACAAAGCTGGCTCGTTGAGTTAGAGCTCCGGTGGCCAGGTCGAGATCGGTACGTACATTGTCCGAAATGGCAGTCCATACACGACCATTGTAGCGAAACAGGCGATTTGGGAAATAATCCAAGCGGAAGCAGTAGTCGCCTGTGGTAGGATTGGGTGGAAAACTAACTCCGGGTGTGACTGGCAGGCCATTGGGTGTGTTGGTACTGCCGGTCAAGTATCCAGCTACATAGCCAAATACTTTGGGACTGATTTCACTGGGTGTTTGCGTGTTATTGGAATCAACTGTATGTGAGCCAGTGGTAACCCCAGCGGCAGATGGCTCACCATTGGGTCCGGTAGGTATGATATAGAACTTAACATTGTCGTAACCACTGAGCGGTACATCGTTATAGGCCTGTGTCAAGATGGCATCGTTGATCTGGAGATCTTTGGGTCTGGTGCTTTGTGCATCACCCACTGTGGTTGGATTGGTAATCAAGGTC